CATGCCGCCTTTTATAATTTTAAAAAAGGAAAAGCATGACAACACAAATAACACCAACTACAGAGTTACAAGCTGTCAACACAATGCTTTCCGTAATTGGTGAAGCTCCTGTAAACTCAATTACAGGTACAACAAGTGTTGACGTATCAGTCGCTAAAAATATTTTAGATGAGACTTCTATGTCAATACAAAGTCAAGGACATAATTTTAATAGACACATAGATTACAAAGTTTCACTCGACTCTAATAATAAAATTCCCCTTCCTAGTAACTGCGTTCAAGCAGACGACCACACTAGAATGTTTAACTACACTATAAGAAACGGTTATCTTTATAACCTAGAAAAACATACAGACGTTTTTGAAAACGCACCTTCCTTAGATGTAGTTCTTATCCAACAATTCGAACACTTACCTGAATATGCAAGACGATATATTACAGTTAAATCCGCTAGACGTTTTGCGGCAAGATTTATTGGTGATAAGGAAATAACACAATTAATTGGTCAAGATGAAAACGAAGCATTAGTTTCATTTCAACAAGCAGATAGTAGAGAAGCAGATTTAAACATATTAGAAGGTGACGCAAATACTTATTCAATAATAAATAGACCAACTAGAAGGACATACTAATGGCTGTAGTTTCACAGACTATACCTAATTTTATAAATGGTATATCTCAACAAACTCCAACTCAAAGAGGTATTAATCAAGGAAGTGACCAAATTAATTTACAAAATAATATTGTAGACGGTCTTAGTAAAAGACCACCTCTTGAGTATATCGCTACAGTAGATAGTTCTAATATTTATTCAAACAAAACAAAAATATGGAATATACAAAGAGATGAAGATAACCAATATATAGTTGCATTTTATAATGGTGGAATAAAAGTTTTTGATTTAGCAGGTAATGAAAAAACTGTAACAATACAAAGTGGTTCTAGTTATTTAACTTCAACTAATCCTAAAACAGATTTTAAATTAGTAAACATAGCTGATTATACTTTTGTAGCTAACCGTTCTATTACACCAACAGCAGACACAAATACATCACCTGCCAAAGTAGAAGAATTTTTAATTTATGTTAAAGCGTCAAATTACGGTAGAGAATATTCAGTAACATTAACTCACCCTAATATGTCGTATGGACATAAAGTTATGTTTCAAATGCCTTCAGGTAATGACGCAACAACTGATAGTGAATTTAGAGATACAGATAAAATTAAAGACATATTATTATATGGAACATCTAGTACACACTGGAATGGTTCAGCGTCACAAATAGCTTTTAAAACTGTTAGAACAGATACTAATGCTACTTTATCTACATCTCAAGGACTAGCAAACTATTCAGGAATAACTTCTCATTTTCAATTTGAAAGTTATGATAACGTCATATACGGAAAACCTACTGGTACAGTTTCGTCACCAAATTCTTTATCTGATTATTCGGTAAGTACGTCAGACGGTGCAGGTAATACAGGTATGTATCATATAAGAGATACAATACAGGATTTTACTAAACTTCCGTATTATGGAAAAACAGGTGTTATTATTAAAGTAACAGGTGAAGAAGGTGATACACTTTCAGATTACTTTGTAAGTTTTGCAGGAAATGGAACGTGGTCAGAAACGATTGCTCCTGCAACAAGTTTAGGTGTTACAAATAGCACAATGCCTCATGCTTTAATTAACAATAATAATGGAACATTTACTTTTAAAGAATTATCATGGGACGATAGAACATGTGGTGATAGTGATACTAACGCTGACCCTTCTTTTATTGGCAAGAAAATACAAAATTTAACATTTTATAAAAATAGGTTAGGACTTTTATCAGGTGAAAATTTAATTTTATCTGAAAACGCAGGGTTCTTTAACTTCTTTGCAACAACAGTAACGCAAGTATTAGATACAGACCCTATTGATATATCAGCTTCAGGTACACAAGTTAATACACTGAAAAATTCTGTAGGATTTAATGAAACACTTTTATTATTTTCTGATACAGCACAATATAAACTAGACCATGCAGGAGATACAATTAGCCCAACAACAGCTATACTTAATGAAGTATCTAGTTTTGAACATGATGATACAGTCGCACCAATAGCGGCAGGTAGATTTGCATATTTCTGTCAGGCTAGAAATCAAAATACAGCCGTTAGAGAATATTATGCAGATGATGATACACTAACTAATGACGGTTTAGATATAACAGTTGCGGTACAAAATTTATTACCAACTAATCCTTTTCAAATTATTAGTAACACGATTGAAGATACATTAATATTTTTACATTCAGATACAGCAGATTCTCAAACTGCACCTTACAGTGGAACAGTTTCTACAACCAATGCTGACACTATGTTTATTTATAAATACTTTTTTGACAGAGGGGAAAAAGTACAAACAGCTTGGTCTAAATGGGAATTTAATGGTTTAAAAATATTAGGCGGATTATCTAATGATAGTTATATTTATGTATTAGCTTCAGAAAATACAGATACAAAATTATTTAAAATAGATTTACGAAATTTAAAAGACCCTACACTAGGTTTTAATACTTATGTAGATTTAAAATATCCTGTAACAGGCACTTATAATGCCACTACAGATTTAACAACATTTACTTCACCTTATGGTGCAAAAACAGGATTGATTGCCGTAGATAGAACTAATGGTACTAACTACGTTGCAACAAACACTACTGGTTCAACTTATACAATAGTCGGAAATCATACAAGTTTATGGATAGGTGTCCCTTATGAATCTAAATATACACTTAGCCCTCAATATATAAGAGAAGATACTGGTAAAGGTTTAGTTGCTGTTACTTCAGGTAGACTACAAGTAAGAAATATATCTTTTGATTTTGAAAACTCAGGATACTTTCAAGTCGAAGTAACACCACAAAATAGAAATACAAATATAACGTATATGACAGGATATGTCATTGGGTTCTCAGGAGCTCCTAACCAAGTTGCTATATCAACTGGTACACTTAGAGTTCCAATACAATGTAGAAATACAGATTTTAATTTAGATATTAAAAGCTCTTCACATTTACCAATGCACATAGCAAGTGCTGAAGTAGAAGCATACTATCATAGACGTTCAAGAAGAATGTAATATGGAAAAAGAAAAGTATGTACGACCTGCGATTTTAAAAGACGCATTGGACTTAGCTCCAAAAATGCGTAAAGAAGACAGAGCAGAAATATTGGCGTCAGATAATATGTCACCATTACAAGCTCTCGTCATTCCTTTTACAATTCAAGGTGCAAGAATATATTCAATAATTGGTACTAAAGAAGAAGGTGTCATAGGTATGTTTGGTTCAACACCAAGCAGTGAACCTGACTTTGGTATCGCTTGGCTATTGTCTGCAAACAATTTAGCAAACAATCATGCTAGGCAATTTTTAAAAGAGTGTCCGTATTGGGTACGGCAAATGGGTGAAGGTTATAAACACCTATATAACTTTGTCGATAAACGAAATTGGGTAGCGTTAAAATGGCTACAACTTTTAGGTTTTGAAGCAAAGGAAGAGTTCCCTACTTATGGACATAAACAAATACCATTTTTATTAATGATGAAGGAGTTAGAATGTGCGGTGTAAATGAAGCTATGGCTGTCTTTAAAGTGGCAGGAGCAGTAGCAGGACACCAAGAAAAGAAACGTGCCGCTAGAGAAAATGCTTACGCTAACATGAGAGCACGAATGACCGCAGACGCCGCTTATTTAGTAGACTTAGGTAAGATTGAAACTGAACGAGGCATGGCGGCAAGAGAAAAAAATATTGCTATTATGTCAGAAAATATGAAACGTAAAGGCGACCAAGCTACTGGTTTAAATATGGGATTTGGTAATGCAACAAGAGTTGTTCAAAACATTGGAACAGTTATGGATATGGATTTCAACCAAATTAACGCAGACTTTATGGGTGACATGATAACATTAAACAATCAAAGAGATGACGCTTACGCAAATTTAAAACGTACATATAATAGTTTAACGCCAACGTATGAACCTAGCATGTTTGCTTTAGGCTTAGACATAGCAGGTGCAGGTGCGTCTTACATGGCAACACCAAGAGATGAACGAAGGTTCTTTACAAACTATGGTGCTAAATCAAGGAGCACAACATAATGGCATACAGGTCAAAAGTTTCTAATAAATATTTTGGTTCTACTTATGAAGGCAGACCAAGTGTAGCGAAATCAAGCCCTTTAGCTGATATAGCTAATGCGATTAATAGAAACGTAAATAATTTCCAAGCGGCAGGTGACAATTACATAATAGGTAAAAAGCAAGACGCTGTAGCTAAAATGCAAGAACTTTATGCTGAAGGTAAATCAGCCCAAGAAATAGCAAAAATTGCTATTAGTGGTGAGCACACAGAATTATCAGGATTATATGCTGAGTCTGCGGTGCAAGGACAAAATGGTAGATTTGCGGCGGCAGATATGATTGAACAAATTAAAAAAGCGGAAGCCGCAGGTGAATATGATTTTACAAATGATAATTTAAACAACTTTCATAAAAAGTTTTTAGACCCTTATAAATTAAATGAACAAGATGATAATTTTATTTTAGGGTTTTCGGCTGTCTATAATAAATATAAATCGGAAGAAGCTATTAAAGACGCTGAAAATAAAGGTGCATGGCATAATACACAAAAGATGAGTAAGGCTATGACTTTATTAGATACTGTTACTGATACAAGTCAAATCATAGATATGGTTAATTCGTTAGGTGTTGAAATGCCTCACATACAAGGATTAAAAGATGAAAATGGTAAAACAGTTAAGAAAAATTATTTCTTTAATCCTAAAGAACAAAATGCGTTGCTATTAAATTATGCAAATAAATTATATTTAACTGCTACTACGCAAGAACAATTAGAAAGAGCTTCTGAAATACTTCAATTAGATAGAGGCACAGGTAAGGGTAATAATCCTTTAGGTAAACTTATTGATAATAATGAAGAGGCTATGAAATTATATAAAGCTATTGAAGAAAAGAAAATATCACTAGAAAACCATGAATACACTTTACTTGAAAGACAAAGAACGGAAGAAAAAAGAACAAGTTTAATAGAAATATTTACTATGGATACTACGTCAGGCACAGCAGAAGAAAATAAAGCGGCGTTACTTGAACAAGATACAATGATTGAAAATTTAGTAAAAAAATATCCTGCTTTAATTCCAACTATTAATAACATTAGAGAAGGCTACAATGAACTGCGAACTGATAATGCAGGATTATTAGAAGTACGAAATAATATTTTAAAAGGTAATTATAATAATTGGGGATTTGATGATGTTATGGCAGAAATTGCACAATACACAAACAGTTGGAAACATATTGAAGAACTTATGGTACTTCATCAAAATGCTGAATTAGATAATAGAACTGGCTTTGAAATGCCATTAGAAAATACGCAATACAAAAATCTTGAAACTAAATTAACAGATTTATTAGTAGATAGATTTCCTAAAATTGCAGGTATTCCTGATGACTCAAGAGTAAGAGCTATCTTTAATAGTTTAGTTATAAGAGATGTAAGTAATGAATATTTAGACTGGATTGCAACAAATCCAAAACCACCTCGAAGTGCGTCTAATGAGGATAAAATGCAATGGGTTAAAGACCAAAAGAAATGGCTTGATGATAAATTTAATGAAAAAATTAAAGTGTATCAAGGTGATACATTTAAAAATGGTATTATTGATAAAATTAGTAAAGACGCAACTGATACCGATTTTGATTTAGATGATGTTGCTTCAGATTTTGTTGAAACAAAAATACAAGATACAGTAAAATTATTCCAACCAGAAAATGTATCTGAATTAATTACGAAATCACAAGACGCTTTAATGTCACCTATGGAGTATTTACAAAGAACAGACGCTTTTAGTCAGTTAATAAATTCTTCAGGTTTTAAAGAAGCTATACAATCAGGAGCAATTACCAAAGAACAAGTAGCTGAAAGAATTATAAAAGGATTAGGAATAGAAAACACTGATTATAGTGCACAGTTACAAGAAGTAGAAGATAACATTCGATTACAGTCTACAATGGAAAACGCTAATATTACACAATTAATGGACGACTGGTCAGATAAAATGACAGACGATTGGTGGAAAATTGACGGTAAAGAAGCGGAACAATTTAGAGAAACTTTTGTTACAACTTTAGAACAAGTAATTGGTATGAGACCAAATAGAGATTTAATTTATAATCTAAGTGATGAAGCTATGCAAAGTTTAGCAAATATATTTAATGTTGAGATAAACGATTTACAGCAAATTATTAACACTTATTACCCACAGGATTAATGAATGGCAAGTTTAAGTTTTAGTTTAACAGATGAAAATACCTCTACAAAATATTCTGGCGTACATAAAAATAGACGAACTAAAATTGAAAGA